AACCATATCAAAAGGCCAGTCATTTTTATAGTATTCAACAAGCCACTGAACATTTTCACGATTTATCACATAGATGTCAGCCGGCGTATTCAATGCTACTATCCTTTTCTTCTCTGAACCAAGCACTTTTGAAAATTTTAAGTATTTCAGATGATTCCATTTTTCCGCCTCATTAAGCCACGTACTTTCGGCAACCTTCTTTGGTGCTATTATCAAAACCCTGTCAACCTCAAACCTGTTAAATTTAAGTTCATCAATTGCCGTAAGCGTTATGATTGTCTTTCCCAGTCCCATATCAAGTAACAACCCAACATTTGGTGTTTTAATAACTTTCTCAATACAGTATTTCTGATAGTTGTGTGCTTTGACCTCCATTTCCTCCTCCTTCCAATTAAACAGTTCGTCTCCCAATACATTATCTACCATTTCTTTGGAATCAACCACATAAACTTTCTGACCTAAAGCAGTTATTTTTCTAATTTGGTTCTCCTGCAGGGCTCTTGGCTTTTTTCCAGGGGATTTCAGTTCAACAAAAAATATTTTCCCGTTTGGGAGTAAGCAAAGCCTATCTGGCACTCCTGAATTTCCAGGACTTGTGAATTTATATGCAATTCCCTTTTTATTTTTCACTTTTCTAACTAGATAATTTTCAATTTCTTTTTCTGACATCTCAACCTCCAAATTTTTATAAGACTACAAACTTTTCACGCGCGCGTATAGAGACTATTAAATAAAGGATTTATATACTCCATATACGCGTATTTATATCCTTTAATCTCTTTAATTCCTTTATTTTATACTCTATATAGAAAAGATTGTAGTTTTTGTAGTTAAATATAACCTAAGTACCATTAATAAAGGGTTTCAGCGACTACAAAGTCAACTACAAAGTGCCAAACAAACTACAAAGTCCCATTTATTAGATTTTTCTTAGAAAATAGCCACTTTGTAGTTTTTGGGGTACTTTGTAGTCGGAGTTTGTAGTTGGATTTTCTCTTTGCAGCCTTTAATTTTAAAAAGTTCCAAAAAGATTGTAGTTTTTGTAGTTGGTTTATTTATCTGTTCTTTTAAATCCTCTCTGCTGTCCGTAATCGCCGTATTTCAGGGGGTGTCTTATCCGCTCCCAGCCCTTTATATTTTCCAGTATTCCATTAATCTCCATACTGTCTGAATTTCTTATGTATCCTTTTTTCATTCCAAAGCACTCAACTAATATTTCAACTGCACATACTCTATCTCTTGGAACCAATCTAATACCTTCGATGTTGAAACCGCTGTGAAAACCATTTCTTTTTTCTGAATCCCATTTATGCCAGTCTTCTGGTACTTCTTTTTCCAAAAAATCTACTATGATACCTTCTTTTGCATTTGAAATTCTATGCTCTTCCTGCTTCTGCTCCGCTATCTTTAATGTTTCTCCAGTTAAAAATAAATCTGTTCCGATAATATAATTTGTATAGGCTTCCGCCCATATCTGGTCAACTTCATTGTCAAGATTTTCCCAAATACTCTTTCTAGGTTTCACAATCCCAACTTCGACTGGCCAGAACCTTCTGTTCCCTGTCCTGTCCCTTAGAAACTCCGAATCATTTGAAGTTCCAAAGAACACACATCTTCTTGGATATTTCTCTGTAACCCTTCCGTATGCCTTACGGTATATGTCGTCCTGCTTGCTTAAAAACTGCTTTATCAAATTAGTTTCACTCCGGTTAAATCCTGTAAGTTCTCCAAGTTCATTAATCCATGTCCCCTGAATCATTTCAGCAGCTTCCTTGCCCTCAAAAGTCTGAAGGCTGTCAGAATACCAGTTTTTTCCAAGTTTTGCTAGGAATGTACTTTTACCAATTCCCTGTTTTCCAGTGAATATTGGCATATAATCGTACTTTACTCCGCCCTCAACGGCTCTTGCAACTGCAGCCGCCAAAGATACTTTCATCACTTCCCTTGTATAGATGCTATCCTCTGCACCGAGATAATCTCTTAAAAGTGTTTCCACTCTAGGCATGCCATCCCACTTAACACTCTCCAAGTAATCTCTTACACTGTTGTATCGTCTTTTGTGGGAAACAAGCAGAAGTGCATCATTGACCTTGTTTTCGCCAGTGAGTCCATACCTATTTTCAAGGTAGTTTCTTAAACCGCTGTCGTCTACTTCCTCATATTGTCTTATTTCACCTCTATTGTCCCATGGTGTAGTTCCCATAACCATTGCCCTGTTTGCAAATTCATCTATTGCAAATCTCCCTTTTAAATTTATATCGTTTTCCAGTACAATTTCTATATTTTTTATAGTTTTTAAATACTTTCCATTTTCATTTTCTGCCAGCAGGTTCATCCACTCAATATCTGTATCCTCGTCATCAATTGTCGTAAAATCCTGTGCCGCCTTTTCGTACCGTTCTTTATTTAATACTGATGACACTTCTTTTATTTCTCTTGCAAGTCTTGACATTTCAGTAAATGAAGGCAGTTTACTCGTAGGTGTTCCTTCCTTTGAATCCTCGTCCATATCAGAGAATTTATGGAGTCTCACCATATCGAAAGCATTACATAGTTTTCCACTACAAGGATCTGTTGCGTGGTGTGAATAAACAAAAACGTCGTCATATATTATAGCCCCGCCAAACGTGCTTCCTTGAGTGTATGTCATTCTTTTTCCATCATCTGATATTTCGTACTCTTCCGGAATAAATTTCTCCACTGCTTCAGCTATGGTAAAAGTCTTACAAAAAGCCCCAATCAGCCCGCTTTTCTCCAATGGATTTTCCTGTTTTTTAAGAAGCCTTTCTGTAACTTTTTCAGCTCCAGGAACTTGTGGCCACTCGCTCATATTTTTCCAATCGTCGTATAACCCTAGCGTACCGTCAACTGATACAGGTGGATTATCAAGGTTAAAATTATAATAAATTTTATAATTCACATCCTGCGAACAGCTTGGCCAGAACATAAGCCTAGCAGGTTCAAAAGTTGTAGGGTCGCACATTTCAATCCCTAATCTCTGGGCAACTTTTCTCGATACAGGTTCATACTCGTCAGGTGTCATATCTCTGTCTGTTAGAATCATAACCCTTAGCCTTGGAGCTGCTTCAGAGTGCTTACGTGTGGGGTGTATCACATACGACACATTCAAATCTTTCACTTTTTCCATAACTTCTTTTGTTTTGCCGCTTGAAATGTTGTCAAGGTCCAAGGTAATTAGCGAACGATTTAACAAGTTTGTATTTTTACGCTTTCCATCTTTTAATTCCCCAGCAACGAATCCACCGACATCTTTCAGGTTATCCTGCTGTGATTTTTTAAGTTTCATAAACTTTTCATATGTTTCAGTTGTCCTTGTAGGATTTTCAAGCCTTTTAATAAATTCACTCCACAGCAGTTTTTCAGTTTTCCAGTGTGTTTCTCTCCTGCTTCCAGCGGTCGATATTATTATCTCTCTGTTTGTCATTTTTCCTCCTTTCAACTAATCTTTTTTATAGTACATTGTTTCAAAGCCATCAGCCCTTAATATAAGCCCCTCAGCCCATTCAATATCCTGTCCCATTATCTTGCACACTTCACCCACAGTTGTTTCCATAGGGGCTTCTATAACCACCTCATCGTGAATGTGCATTACAATTTTAAACCCTTTTTCAGTTAATCTTTTAATTGATACCGCAAGGCAGTCTCTTGCGATAGCCTGAACCACATTTTCCGTTAATTTTCCGCCATAAGTATCTGTTGTTTCCCATTTTCCACTTGTTTGGTTACTCGACTTGTAAGTAATAACTTGTGATCCCCAACTGTTTTCCCTAGTTCCAGGGTTAGCGTAATACAGTTTACGCCCACTTGGAAGTGTTATGGTAAAAAAGTCCATACCATTTGCCAAATCGCCTTCCCTGCTTAATAACAAGTCTTTTACCGCTACCCTTGAGCCTGATTCAATTACATCTACAGCGGCGTTTCCGAGGCTGTACCATAAGTCAACTATTCTCCGATTTGAATTTCGCCACATCCGTACAATTTCAGGCAGTTCTTCCTGAGTAAGTCCCATGTCTATCGCACCCATTGCGGTCAAAGCACCTGGCCCACCTTGATATCCCAATGCAAGTTCGGCAATTTTTCCTTTCTGTCTCAGATGATAATTTTCTTTGCCTTTTGCGATTGACTCAATTGGAACTCCAAACATCTGTGAAGCTGATGCCTCATAAATTTTTCCGTGAGTTCTAAACACTTCCGTTCTCCACCGCTCTCCAGCAAGCCATGCAATCACTCTTGCTTCTATCGCTGAGAAGTCGGCAATTACAAATTTCTTTCCTTTCTCTGGAACAAAAGCAGTACGGATTAACTGTGACAAAGTATCAGGTATATTGCTGTACAGAACACTTAACGTGTCAACATCTCTTCTTTTTACAATTTCCCTCGCGTCGTCAAGATCCGCCAAGTAATTTCGTGGAAGATTCTGAACCTGGACAAGTCTTCCAGCCCATCGGCCTGTACGGTTAGCTCCGTAGAACTGTAAAAGCCCTCTTACTCTTCCGTCGTTTCCAAGTGCTTCTCTCATTGCTACATATTTTTTAGTACTTGTCTTGCTAAGCTCCTGTCTTATTTCAAGAACTTTCTTCACATCCCCTGAAGTGTCGTCAATCAGTTTTTTCACAGTTGCTTTTTGTAAGTTTTCTACTTCTGCACCGTTTTCTTTTAACCATTTTGACAATTGAGCCGTACTGTTTGGGTTGTCGAGCTTTGTTATCTGTCTTGCAATTTCCATTAAATACTCATTCCAGGTATCACTTACATACAAGGCACTATCAACAAGTTCCGTATCAATCTTGATTCCATTAGCATTCATTCTTATGTCGGTTCTCCACAAATCCCATTCAAATTCAGGAACAACGACGCCTCTCAGTTTGTCGGCAATTGCCATTTCTGCCACAACATCCTGCCTGTTATATTCGATATACAGTTGCCATTTTTCAGGTTCGTGGTGGGGCATATTTCTAGTTCTCTCACCGTTTCTCTTTGAAGGCTTGCAGGGAACACTGAAGTATTTTATAAGAGCCTTACCTGTTGCTGATTTTTTCTTGTTATCCTTAAATCCTAGTGCCTTACCAACTTTTTCCAGTCCGCCTGGATAACCTGCATAATAGGCGTGAATCATTGTGCACTCCCACTGATTTAATGATGTCGAATATCCAGCCTGATTAAGGCAGTACCACTCAAATGTTGCATTGTAAGCTCGCAGTAAAGTTTTCCCATCGTTTAATTTCTCAGCTATTTCATTTGGTATTTTCTCCCCTTGAGCCAAATCCACAACTTTTACATCAGAGCCGTTTAGCGAATAAGCAAAAAGAAGGATTTCAAAATCATGGCTCTGAGCATATTTATAAAGCCCCGCTTTTGCTATATCCACACTACTAAACGTTTCAATATCTATGTTTAATACATCCATCTGATTTTTATCCTTCCTTAGTTTGAAATAACCACGCAGGATAAACCCACGTGATTATCTAAAATTTTATTAATATAAAGCTTCATCTTCTTCATCGACAACATCAAAATCCTGTTCGGCGGTTCTTCCACCTGCAAGGCTTTCTCCGTCCTTAATCTTCTGTACGTTTCCTAATCCTGCACCTATTCCTTTTTTCCCTTGGAACAGATACGGAAAGAAATTAACCGCCACATTTGCATAACATCCGCTGTAAATTTCACTCTGGTCTGTTATAGGCTGCACCCTTCTGTCAACTACTTGCGGAGGATAATCAACTTTTGCAGAGGCTGTAAACACCCAATGCCCTTTACACTCAGGACCAAATGGGTCTCCACTATTATTCACGCCATCTCCGTCCCAAATTGGGGTAAATACTGTATTTGGCATTTTTCCTCCCCATTTTTCTGATACTCCTAACTCTGTAGCCGCTTTTATTGCAGCGTCTATTTTCTGTTTTGTTTCCACATCAGTTTTTGGCACAAGAATCGTTGTGCTATACTTTTCCTCTGCTCCCGGTACTGATGCATGCGGTTTAAATACATGCACATAGCTTAATCTCCCTCTTACTGTTACTCTAGTTCCATTTAAATTTTCCATTCTAATCATCCTTTCCATTATTGTCTAAATTTATAAAATCATCACTTGCATTGATAACATCATTTACATACGGAACCCTTTTATCTGACTCCGGCACTAATGTTGGTTTACCTTTGGGTTTTATTATGAAATCCCCTACATACTCATTGAAATCTTTTTTCCCTACTACTCCCTCAAGCTGTGTCAACGTAAGCACTTTTCTTTCATACATCAGCTCTTCTGCAACTCCTTTTTCCTTCAGAACTTCCATCGCCTTCTCGGTGTCTGAAAACGCTCTTACTGACCTTCCTTCAACAACTTTCCATCCCGGCACATACTCTCCTCGAAGTATTGCTTGCTGGCAGTAGTTTTCAATATCCTTAACCCATTTCACAACATCCTTCGCCCTGTTAAGAATATCGCCCATCTCTTCATTGCTTAAAACATTCCCTTTAAGTTTCATCTCTGTTTCAAGCGACATATTGGCTTCTGCCCTAGCCCTGCATATTGCCTTTGCCCTACAGAACGTGCATTGTCCGACCTTAAAGTCGCCTTCACCATTAAACGCTTTTTCAGCGTTAGGCTTGACTTCGTTTTCTGCCCATTTCACAAGTTCGTCTGCCGAAATCTCAAATATGCTTACAATGTCCAGTCTCGGCTGTATAATCCCCATATTTATATTTTCAATGTCATTGAACAGTGAAAATTCAAGATAAGCTCCTAGTGAATAAAGCATAAGCTGTGGGTTGTCCTCTGCCGATACTGGCACACCTTTTCCGTACTTCAAATCACGAATATATAAAGTGCCATTATTCACCGTAACAAAGTCGCAAGTCCCAAAGCCTTCTGGAACATACTCACTAAAGTCAACCTTTTTTTCAATTTCAGCCGCTGGTGGTTTTTCAAACGACATTAGAAGCTCCTTTATGCTGTCTACATAAACATCTGTGTAATTTTCCATTTCAGGTTTATATAATTTGTGTGCTTTTAGTTTTTTCATTTTGCTGTTGAATGTACGAAGGCTCATAGGTTTTAAGTATTTAGTCAGTTTCAGCTCCGATATTTCATGAGCCAAAGTTCCTTCTTCTGCGAACTCGCTTGAACAATCAGGGAACATATCCTCAAGTCTTGCACTTGGGTTGCAGTTCATCCATCTACTAGCCCCACTAGCACTAAGCAGGGCATGGTTTCTATCCTTGTGGTTTCCTTCCATTAGATTCTTACTCCTAACTCTCTTAAATCATTTGCAAAACTTTCATAATTTTTAGGATCTAAGTCATCCAGTTTTGGTATTTTGTAAACTTCTCT